CGTTTAGTCTTGGCCATTACATTTTCCTCCCACGCAACATGCGGCAGATTTCCCGCTCCCTCTGGGTGACATCAGGATGGAAAGACTCCAGCGCACAGATCCGCTGCCACTGCTCTGGTGTCTGCTTGTGCGGCATAACAAAGATTGCATACAGCAACCCGGTTGCAATGCCACCCGCCCAGACTCCGGCAACAATGTGCTGGCCGGCTGTCATTTGATCCTCCGCATCGCCTTGGCCTGCTCCAGCTGCTGCTCGCGCCGGATCCTGCGAAAACGCTTGGCCAGATCTGTGTCGCTAGCCGGTATGTACTTCCAATCGTCATTCCAAACGCTGGCCGTCGGATCCTTCTCCTTCGGCTTTGGCTTGACCGTCTCCTGCTGTTGCGGCAGTGCTAACTTCAGTTTTTGCATCGCTCACCCCCTCAAGTTGATCCCGCATCATCGGGATAAAGTTGTCTAACAACAGACAGACCCGCCAGGGTTGCCCATTGCGCCTGTAAACCAATACTGGAACCTCTCCAGGCTGGGCGCAAGCCTCCACCTGCTGGCTCCATAAATCCATCTTCAAAGTCTCCTGGCGCTTAACCTCAAGCCTGAACTTCTGGATCGTGATGTCGTCAGCGCCGTCCCTGGATTGCCCCAGGTTGCGCTTGACCACAAAACCCAGCTGATCAGTCAGCAGCTTGGCCAGCTCACGCTCACCCGCAGAGCCCTTGTCCCGCTTACCTCGACCGTTCATGTCAACTCCAAAAGTGCCTGCTTGGCTGGTTTATGCAAAATGCTGTAGCGCTGCGAATCGCCTTTTGGATAAGGCACAACTTCGTAACGCAAGCTGCCATGCAATTGCTTGCGTTGGTGCTTGTTGCCAACGATGTAAATGTAACGATGTTTTCTAGGGCGATCCTCAAGATAAAAATCGTCGCCAAACTTCTCGCGCATAAACTGAGCCCGACTGCCTCGACTCTGCCCAGCTGCAGACTTACTGATGTCGGCAACAGTCTGACCGTGCAAATGCTCCATGCCTCGCACCTTCCAATCAGTGCGTTTTGCTGACAGGCCGGTATAAAGAAAATTGCAAGCCTGATAAACATAGCCGACATGCCCTTGCGAGGTGTCGGCATAACTAACGACAATTGCGGGGCTTGGTAGCAACCGCAAACTATTGGATACCAAATAACTCCCGCCATTTTTAACGGGCTCATCAAAACAAAGTCGATTTAATTCAATTACCAAATGGGAATTTGTAACACCAGCAACCCCCGTTCTCAGAGGAGACGAGGATGGCGTGCCATACGTCACGACCCCTTTAAGGTCACCGTCGATGTAAAGCCCAAAGGCATAATTGATTTGTGGCACTCGACGCGCATAGTGCAGCCGCTTGAGCCACTCATAAGTCATGGCTGGATCTATTCTTAAAACAAGCCAACTCATCCAGCACCCAAGAGTTTGTTGAGCCTGTTCTCTGTCGAGCTGTACTTCGACCTCAGTGACTCAATGACCAGCTCCTCAATGATGCTGGTGCGTGATCTGCGCTGATCCCTAGCCGCAGCATCCAGCAGATCCTTGGTTTCAGCGCGAAAGCGCACAAGCATTTGCTTGTATTCCTGCTCCATCAGACACCTCCTTGTGAATATATCCAGAAGATAGCACGCAATTTCCCTGCGCCGGTAGTGGTAAAAATACCACACAGAATTATTGGTTTGGGTTGTTGACATATCGCGGTGATATATGCGAGGATCTGTTTACGGTCACTTCCGACCGCATCGCCACCGAGATACAGGAGCGTAAACATGAGCAAGTATGTAGCCTACTACCGCGTTTCCACCGAGCGCCAGGGTCAATCAGGTCTTGGCCTCGAAGCTCAGCAAACAGCCGTCAAACAGTACGCCGACGGCATCATCCACAGTTTCACCGAGATCGAATCAGGCAAGAATGATGACCGCCCGCAGCTGCAGGCCGCCATCGCTATGTGCAAAGCCACCGGCGCAGCTCTCCTGATCGCCAAGATCGACCGCCTATCCCGCCAGGCTGCCTTCCTGCTGACCCTGCGTGACTCCGGCGTGCAAATCGTGGCCGCAGACATGCCGCATGCCGGCACCCTCGAGTTTGGCATCCGCGCAGTGGTTGCCCAGCATGAGCGTGAAGAGATCAGCCGCCGTACCAAGGCAGCGCTGCAGGCAGCCAAGGCACGCGGCGTCAAGCTCGGCAGCCCAAACCCAGCAGCAGGCTCCGCTGCCGGCATCGCCAGCATCCAGGCCAGCGCAGATCAGTTTGCCCAGCGCATCCTGCCCATCATCGCCGACATCGAGCGCAGCGGTTGCACTAGCCTGCGTGCCATTGCAGCCGCTTTGACCGCCCGCGGCATTCAGACTGCCCGCGGCGGCCAGAAGTGGGGCGCCAGCCAGGTCGCCAACCTGATGCAGCGAGGTGCAGCATGAGCGACGATTTTTTCCTGGGCGCGATCACCGCCATGATCATCATGGTTATCATCCTCTTTGCCGGGGGTGTCATATGATGACCGGCCAGATGCTGCGCGACGCCCAGCTCGCGCTGTTTGAAATGCGCGACGCCGACTTCCTTGAGCACTGCCGCACCATCGCCGCAGACATCGCCAGGCAGCACGGTCAGGTGTCCATCAACGAGGTTCGCCGTGCCATCAACCTGCCAGATGGCGTGCATCCATCAGTGCTCGGCGCCGTTTTCAGGTCAAAAAAATTCACGGCAATCGGGTATACCGAAGCCACCCACAAGGCCGCTCATGCTCGCGTGGTGCGCGTCTACAAACTTACGGAGGAAACATGTCAGGAAAACTAACCCCAATGACAATGATGTCGGCCAGCCGGTTGCCTGCGCTGCTTGGTCTGTCCCGCTACCAGACGCCCAATGATGAGCTACAGGCCAGCATCGCGGCCATCAAAGGCGAAGACCAGGCATTCGCTCAAAACGAAGCAATGGCCTGGGGCGACAGACTCGAGGAAACTATCCTGCGCGAAACGGCCAAGCGTCTGCAGCTGCAGGATCTGAAGACTGAGTTCCCGAAAGCGTTCTATCACGACACCCTGCCGCTCGCCTGCAGCCTGGATGGTTGCGCCGATGGCGCCGGGCAGATCATCAGCACCGATACAGATGCAGGCATCTATGTCATTGGCTCGGACAAGATCGAGCTGGCCGGCATGGGCGTGCTCGAGGCCAAACTAACAGCCACCGCACCTGAGGATCAGCCGGCCCTGTACCGTGGCCCTGTCCAGCTGCAGGCACAGATGGACATTATGCAGGCCAAGTGGGGAGCGCTGGCCGTGTTGTACCAAGGAACTACCTTGCGGATCTTCCTGTTCGCGCCGCACGCACAGACACTGGCCACCATCAAGGCGGCCGTGCTCGAGTTCCAGCACCGGCTTGAGAAGTTCAAAGCCACAGGCGAGATCGACTTCTATGCGCCGGCCACCAGCAAGGATGCCGACCGCATGTACCCGGCAGCCGACGAGTCGCGCACCGCGCACCTGCCGGAGCGGGCAGACCAGTTGGTGCGTCAAATCATCGCGGCCAAGGCAGACATTGAAGAGGCAGAAAACAAACGAGCTGAGGCAGAGACTGAGCTCAAGGCAATGATGGGTGACGCGGCCAAGGCAAAGGCCGGCAGCTGGGAGATCCGCTGGCCCATGCGCCATTACAAAGCGGCACCCCAGCGGGTCACGCCTGCCAAAGATGCATACAGTATCCGGCAGTCAACTCTATCGATCAAGGATCTGTCATGACTGAGCGCGAACTAACCAACATTGAGCAGGCTCATGATCGAGCTGTCGTCGCCTTGCTTAATGCGGTTCCGACCGCAACAGAAGAGCAAGCCGAGGAGATCGTCACGAGCTTTACCGCGCTGATCCTTTACACAATTCAAGCATTCGTACCAGGGGGAAATGATGCAACTGACTACAACTAACCGGCAAGGCTTTGCGCCCGCCACCTTTTCTGAAGCTCGCCAGTTTGCCGAGGAGCTCGCGTCGTCCAGCCTGATCCCAAAGCAGTACGGCGGCAAACCGCAGGACATTCTGGTCGCCATGCAGTGGGGCCACGAGCTCGGCCTGGCGCCCATGCAGGCGCTGCAGAACATCGCGGTAATCAACGGCAAGCCTAGCGTGTACGGTGACGCCATGATGGCCCTGGTGCAGGCCAGCCCCGTCTGCGAAGACATCGAAGAATACTTCGAGGGTGAAGGCACGCCGAACCCGGTCGCCGTCTGCGTGGCCAAGCGCCGCAACCGCAAGCCAGTGATTGCCAAATTCAGCGTTGAGGATGCCAAGCGTGCTGGCCTGTGGGGAAAGCAGGGACCGTGGCAGGCATACCCAAAGCGCATGATGCAAATGCGAGCTCGAGGCTTTGCGCTGCGCGACGCCTTCCCTGATGTACTAAAGGGGCTCATCACAGCTGAAGAGGCAGCCGACTATCCAGAGGAAGCGAAGCCCAGGGAGCGTGATGTTACGCCAGCCAGGCCGGCCAACCCGCTGGATGCCATCGCACCGCCGGCGCCGTCAGCCATTGATTCTGAGCCCATCACCGACGAGGTTGAGCTGATCGATGTCGAGCTGCAGAACGATCCTGCAGAATCTGCAGAACCGGCTGCCGAATCTGTTGTGGTAGACCAATACCCTTTGCTGGTTCCAAATCTCAAGGCCGAGCGTCCAGAGGGCGCCCCAATGCCCGTATTACTCAACAGCGTTTGGCCGGATCTTGAAACCTGGTCGAATGCCTATGAGGAGATGGCAGACAAGACTGCGCGTGCCGGCAAGCGCCCCGCCAGGGAGCGAATGACAATCTTGAAAGAGTTGAGAAACGTCAACGCTGAAACCATCGAGCAGATCGACGCGGTTAGCCGGCTGCGGCATACGGCTGCCTACAGCAAGCGGCTCAAAGCGCTGGGTGCAACGCTAGAAAAAAACCCCGACGAGTAGTCGGGGAAACTGGCCGGACGGTTTGGCGCGAAGGAGGTCGCCCGCTCCGGCCAGCGTACCTATTGCTTTATTGCTTGGTATTGGGCGATGCACTGTTTGAGGCTGGCGCGGAGCTCATCTGCTCGGGCAGCCTCCCTTGCAAGAAATTCCGCATCCTCTCGAGAAAGTCCTGCTCCAGTACAGCTGGCGGGGGCGCATCCAGCGCCGGCGGTACTGGACACGGCACCGGCTTCGGCGGTGGGGCGGGCCGCCCTGTCGCGCAGGCTGTTAGTAAGAGCGGCAGTGCGAGCACTAAGGTCGCGTATCTCACGGTCTTTCTCCTTTCGTAACTGATCAGCATTTGCCTGCAGTGCCTGCTCTTTTTCGCGGGCTGCAGCCTGGGCGGCAGCGTGCTCTGCTTCCTGTGCTGCACGCTCCCGATCCCATTTCTGCTGCACCTCGGCCATGCCCAGGTCGTGGCCCTTGTACAAACCAGCACCGCCAGCTGCGGCCACCGCCAGGACAAAACCAAGGATCAGCCAAGGATTCATTTCTTCTCCGGTACTTTGGTGCCTTCCAGCTTCTTATGTACCTTGATGGTTTTGCAGACTTTCTTTTCTTTGCCTGCCTTATCTTTTTCCATGCGGCAGACTTCTTTCATTTCGCCGCCGGCAAAGGCAAGCACAGGGACAAGCGCAATAAGTGCAATCAGTTTCTTCATGATGATTTCCTTTATGGTCGGGCTGATGGGCTGGGTTCTGACATCTCAGGTTCCGGCGCCGGCGGCGGGGCGAGCTTGCCACCGGCTGCGGTAGTCACCGGCTGCACAGGAACATCGGCAACCGGCTCGCGCTTGATGGGCGCTGCAGGCATGGCGTCTGGCGCCGGCGTCGGCAGCTTGCCGGCCTGCGCTGACGTATCCTTGAAGGCAGCCATAGTGGTCTTCATGGCATCCATCTCGCCAGCATTCGTGCCGTTCAACATGATGCCGGACAAGATGCCACAGAGGAACGAGGCCACCGGAATAATCACCTCAAAAAATTTCTGGTCGATTGGGCTGATACCTTTGAGCGGCTGGGTCACAAAGATGACCGAGTACAGGATCGTGAAGATGATGCCCATCAGGGTCAGCGTCAGGCAGACACCGATAAAGACCTTGAGCCTGGCCATCAGCTCGTCGGTTGAGTACACCCTGCCTTCATCGATCAGCCGGCTAGCGAGTTTATTTAGCACAGTCATTCTTCCCCCCTTTGTCTGTCTCTTTGGTTTCTGTCACTGGCGTCTGGTCTTTCAGATATGGTTCCATGCGCTTCTGGTCTGCAAATACATGGTCAGGGCAAGCCTGGTTAACTTCGCACAGTGGCTTCTGGCATTCCTTGGTTTGCCAATTGTCAGGGTTTTGGCATGGATACCTGTAGCTTTGTTCGCACCCAGCCAGCGCCAGCAGGATTAAAAGCCACCGCATTAGTGGCCTCCCAGGACATGCAGTGCGTGCTCGTAGTGCTTGATCCTATCCTCAAGCCCCAAGAATCCACCATTGATCGCACGGGTCAAACCCTTGATGTCACCCTTGTCTGCAAAGCGGTTCAGGTTGTTTGACTCCCAAAACCAGCACGCACTCTGACATGCTCCTTCGAAGCAAGAAAGGTACTCAGGCACATCCTCAATGCTCATCTCGAGCGAGTCGGCAAACGCCTGGTAATTATTGCGGCCGGTCAACTGGATCAAGCCGCGACCGCAGAACTTCCAGCCATCGCCGCTGGCCTCGTCGCCGTTGCCCATGCGGTTGGCATAGGCACGGTTTGCAATGTGCATCTGCTTGTGCAAGCGGCTGGCGTAGTCGTTGGCAATGGCGTCGGTCGGGAAATACTTTGGCCAGATCTTGCGGAGGGTGGCGGCTTTGTAGTTCAGGTTTTCTTTTAGCGCAGTAAAGCCACCAGATTCATGAGCGCATTGGGCAATGAAGGCGGCGACCCGCTTTGGAGTATTGATGTCGTAGTCGGGCAGCAGCTGCGAGAGCGCGTGATGCCAGTAAGAAACATGGGGGTTGCGTGGTAGCAGCTGTTTCAGTTGGGCTTCAGTTATCATTTGTCCTCCCTCATTTCGTTGATAATCTGCTTGCGTAGTTCTCGCATCTTCTTGGCCTCATATACCGCCGCATTCATAGCATTGTTCATGTCCATGTACATTATCCCCATCAGCGGGATAACAATGACAAACGTCAGCGCCATAACTAAAACACATAATACGATAGCGAACGATACGTCTGACTGTCCCGAATTAGAAGCAGCACGGCGAGGAGCCACGCCACGACGAAAAGGATTGCGCCAAACCATGATGCGTATTCCTTCCTAATCCTCAAAGCCCGCTGCCTTCTTAGCGCCTCAGTCTGTAACCGTGCTGTCTCTCGCTTGTGCGCCTCGTCCTGCTCAATGACAATCTGTTTCCACATTGCCTCGTACTTTGTCCACAGTGCGCCAAGTTCTGGCGGCGCTTTGTAGACCATCGTTTCCCGCAGCTCTGCCAGCATGGCATCCAGCCGTGACTTGATGATGACCCTCGCCAGCGCCCGCTTTCCAATAGACTGATCGCCTGTGTACACCGTCTTCGCCTCGGCCTCCTGCTGAATAAACACCTTGCCGATCTTGTCGTACTCGTCCATCAGCGCACCCAGATCGTTACCAATCTGGATGAAGACATCATTTGGATCGGCCTTGCCGATCGCCTGCACCCGCTGCACCTCCTCGTTGTACTGAATCTTCTGTGCCGGAGTCGGGTCCTTGATCTTCCCAAACTGCTTTTTCAGATCATCCAGTACATCCTTAACCTCACCCGCTGCGCCTTTGATGTCCTTGTAAAGCTGGCAGCCTTTCTTGACGGCAGCGACAGCAGCGTTAGCAGCAGCAAGTAGGGTTAGCGGGTCCACATATCAGAACAGGTGCAGTTGCTTCTTCATCTGGATCAGCTCCTCGCGCAGGGCATCATTCGCTTCCTCGCACTTCCGGTTCTGCTCCTCGACCGCAGCCAGCCGCTCTGACAGGCGTGTGACTTCCTCGCGCAGGGTAGCGATCACCTGCTGCCAAGCAGCGTCAGTAGCATCAGCAGCCTTGTTGTTACGGCTGTCGGCCATGATCTTCTGGTACATACCGTATGCACCAGCGCCAGCAGCAGCGATACCGACACCGAGGTTAGTCAGCCAATCATTCACTTGGCACCTCTGGTTCTGGGTCAGGCACTTCGGTAATACCGATAGCATTCTTCTCATGGATCGTGGTCAGCCGCAGCCAGTTGGCTGGGTAGCTGTTGCCATCGGCATCCTTGAATGGTGTGTCGAGGGGGAGTGCGACTCCGTTTAAAAGGAACATGGTCATCACCTTGCAAGAGAATTTTTAAATGGCACTTCGGCCCACGCAAATCCGATGTACGTCCCGCCGCTTACGTTAGTTTCGTTTGCAACTACGTTTCTAGGCTTAAAGCCATTCGACAGGAAATCATACGCACCGTACCCAGCACCAGTTGCTTCTGCTGCTGAACTGTTCGGCAACAAAACCTGATTGGTCTGGTTGTAAGTGCTTCTCTCTGTGTCAATCATCAACCAGTTGGATGTGGCATCAGTACGTTTTAACATAATGAAACGCGGCCTGAATCCTAAAAACACAAAAGGTCCGTCAGCACTGCCGTTACCTGTATACGAGAACGCTTTGCTGAAACCTGCGACTTCGCTGAATAGGTAGGCGACGAATGTCTCTCCGTTGGCGTTTTCGTCGGTGTCGGTTCCAACAGAGAAAACAGAAGATGTCGGCGCAGTGCTGTTCCACGCGGACGCATTTACCGCTTGAGCATTTGTGAGGTTTAGATAAATAACGTAGCCAGCAGATGTCAGGTTCTTGTGATAGACCGCCCAGTTGCGGCCAGTGCCGCTTCGGCCTTTTACAATCATCATGCTTGGCGCAACACCAAGGTTGTGTGCAATAGTCCTGTTTGCGCCATTCCCCGTATAAGTCACAATGTCGAAGCCCTGCGTTGCGCCTTCTTTCCAACTCCATCCTACATAAGTATTTCCTGATCCGTTATAGCTTGTCGAAGTTCCGATTGTAAAACCATCAGAATCAAAAGATAGCAACCCTTGGCTTTGTGTAAACTCTGCATCCGTAGCGTTAGAGTAAAGCTCTTTTGTAGCACCCCTAATGCTATCTGTAAGCCTGTGGAAAAAAGCTAAATTTCTAATTTTTATCCAAGTAAAATCAGGTTGAAATCCAACACCTGTAATCGCCCGATTGCTTGAGCCATCACCTGTCCAAATGTTGGCATTCATGTACTGATTGCCCTTCAGGATAGTCGGCGCTGGCAGGTTCAGCGTGTTTAATGCTTTGAAGCCTGTTGGTGGTGTGTAGGCGAAGGGGCGCTGGCCGAAGTTGGCAACCCACGTTGCAGATGCAGCTCCAGCGTCATCACCTACCGCAAAAAAGTAGGTGTCAGTAGTAAATCCCGTAAGCGTAGAACCTTGCTTGACATTGTTCTTGTAGAACTCGACAGTTCCAGCGCCAGCATCAAAGGCAATCGCCATAACATCGTTCTGCGCCCAAGTCGCTCCCCACGATGTTGTTGAACTGCCAGCGTTTCTTAATAGTCCATCACTCCTGTAACTTACAGAGTTTGCGTTGTATCCGGGCGCAGTGCCTGACGCATAAATGGCTGGGATAATCCCGAGCAAAGCATTAGTCCCGCTGGCTGTCCAAACAAACTCGGCGTAATATTTTCCAGACCCTTGCATGCCAATAGTTGCAGGGATCGAACAGTCGCCAGACGAAACCGTCAAAACTTGCAGGTTGCCGTTTGAAAGACTTGAGTTGGTTGAAAGATTGCTGACCGGATTCATTACCGCATAATTCCCCCGCCCATTCCCGCCATCAGCCCACTGCGTTGGCACATCCAGCATGGAGTCATACGTCACACCAGCAGTCACGCTGATGTTGTTCGGTGTCCAGTTGTTGCCGTTGCCTGAATAGTCCTTGCCGATAGCAGCAGCAGTAGCCGCGCTGTTGTCGGAGAAGTTCAGATAAAAGCCGTTAGTGCCGTATGTGCCTGTGTACTTCTTCGGCTTCCATACGCCAGTCAGCACATCGGTTTCACCGAATGACGAAGGCGTAAGTTGCTGACCGTCTATAAAATTAACTTCGGTAATGTATCCATCGAAGTAATCCTGAACAGCGGTTCTGTACTTTGCGCCGATTACAGTAAGATTTGCTGCATTGATTACTTGCTGGAGATTTTGAACAGGGTATGTTGCAGTTGCAAAAGCAGTTATCTGAATTCCGTTGACGTAAAGTTTTGCCCTGTTTGACGCTGTTGCTTGAGTTGTGTCTGTTGCAAGAATAATGTGATACCAAGCAGATGGGTCGCGAAATACTTGCGTTGTTTGCAAAAAATAAGTGCCATCATTTATTGAGTATGCAAGTGCATCGCCAGTTAAAAATCCTAGCCAATTTGTGTCAATAGCACTTCCACTACCACAAGAAAAAAGAGTGAGATTGCCACCCAAACTTCCTCGTTTTACCCACCCACTCCAAGTCCATGTACGCCTATTCCCAGCACTCGCAGGTGTCCTGCTGAAATAAGCAGACGCACTCGACCGCAGCCGTACGGAACGGCTGATCTGGTAGCCCTCGGGGCCAAGCAGCAATGGCAGTGCGTCAATCATTTGACATCGCTCACAAGGCGAGCAGTGATGCGGCTGCTGCTCTCAACGAAATAAACCAGAACGTCTACGGCGCTGGCTGTCGTCGTCAGCGTCGGCGCTGTGCCATTGCTGAACTTCCAGTTGCTGCCGTAGGCCAGCGTCCTCGAACCAGTTCCGTCTTGGGTGATGGTGATTGCGCCTGACTGACCTGCTGTCTGATTACTTGGATTCGCCAGTGTACGGTTACCGCCCAGCGTGACGCTGAAGTTATTCGACACAGCGAAGTCAGGTGTAATCGTAGCGCCATCAGTCAGCGCTGTGACTCCACCACGCTGCGCCCTAGTGAATGTCTGCGTTACATCGGTCTTGGCGGTGTCAACGTCATACGCCTGTACGTCAACGCCTACCTCAACATCCATCGCCTGCTGTGCTGCTGCTACTGTTGCCGCAGTGAACACGCCGATACCGACTGTCGTGCCACCAAGGTTTGTTCTTT